GCGGAGCTCCGAGGCCACCGGAGGAGCCATTGTCCGAGGGCGCCTCTCCAGCGACGGCGTAGACCTGGCGCCGTTTGAAGATGAACAGCGTGCCGTCTTGGCATGCGAGACCGGTGTTTTCACCGCCGCTCACACGTAGCTGGAAGATCGGGTTGAACCAGGTCGCTTCACCCGGGACGTTTTGGCCTGAGTAGAAGACGTCTTCGCCTTGAATGCCGACGAGCATCTCGTTGTACGAGACAAGGTGGTGTAGCCCCGGCGGAGCTCGGCGGTCCTGCGCGCTCGCGTTCACGCCAGGAAGCGACGGCGAGTAAAGCATCGCGTTCGCCTCCAGAGTGGCATCCGCCGTATTGTCAGAGATCTGAATCGTGTTGACGCCCGTGTTGTTCGAAACGGACGTGAGGTAGTGATACGGAACCGCACCGACCGCCCCGGCCGTGCGATAGACCGAGATGCGGATTGTGTTGTCGAGAGCGGCGCTTATGCGCCAGCTGATAGAGAGCGGGCGCACGTCGACGTGAATCGCATCGCCAGCGACGGTGACGGGCGCGCTCGGGGCACTGATGCCCGACACCACCCAGTTGCCGTTACCGTCGACCTGCTCGAATACCGCGACGTAGCGGTAGGTGCCATTCGGGGTGCCACCGAAGCCGGATGCGGTCGCGACGGGCTGCGCCGGGGCGTGCAGGAACCCTGACTCGGTGACGCGCTCGCCATCGAAGATGGAGAGCACGCCCCCCGCCAGGAATGTCGCCTCACCATGGTAGGTGGGATGCCATCGACGCTGCGAGTCTCCGAAGTCGATCTTTGCAATTGAGACGCCGGAGACGCTTCCGGTCGCCTCGATGCCCATCGGAATCCAGTACTGCAAGCCGCCTGGCGTGACCCAGCCGCACTCGTGGTAGGTCGCCACCGCAAGCCCCGGAGCAATGTTGGCCATCGGGAGCGCCCAGGTGTCTGTCTCGGTGGACACGTCCACCAGGAAGGCATGATGCGCCGGGGAGAGGGCGTCGTATTCGCGACAGAGCACCATGACCGTGGTGCCAAGGGTGAGCGGCCGGCTTTCCGCCACCAGGTTTTGAAATACGACACTGGCGGATGTTCCGACTGAGCCGCCGCTGTTACTGAAGGTCACGATCTTGAGCCGGTCGGCCTCGTGCATGAGACAGCGGCCTGCGCTGGCGCCCGTGAAAGCAGCAATGCCTAGGCCCGTGGGCGTGCCACTAGAGACGCTCCCCATGCTGCCCGTCGTCGCGAGCACGGTCGCGAGCGAGTCGCCCTGAAGGCCAATGACCTTTACGGCTGAGGCCTCGTTCCAGGTCACCCAGAGCGTGTCAGCGTTCGAGCCAGCGATACCCACTACGTCCGGCGTGTTGCTCGTCGTGCTTACGGTCGTCGTTTCCTGAAGCGTAGCGGTGCCGGCTACGTCCGTGAACGTCAAGACGGTGAGCTGCGAGACGCCGCCGCCCGCATTGCCGTAGGCGATGGCGACGCGGTCCTCCAAGCTCTCCACCGAGACGTTCGTGGCTGTTCCGACGTCGCGATCTGTGATCGTGAGACTTGCGTTCGACCAGCCGGAGTTGAGATCCGTTGTGTCGAGACATGATGTGTAGATATTCGCGCTCGTGTCCTCAACGCGGAAGGCGATGACATAGACGTCATACGTCGCCAGGAGAACGTATGAGGCGTTCGTGGACGCCGAGCTACCAAACACTTCCGGCGCACGGATCACTGTTCCGGTCGCGGTCTCGATGACCGTGAGCGTGGGGGACCATGAGACCGTGGACGCCGTCGAGTGGGCATAGACCGCGTAATTGCCGCATACGACGAAGGACGAGACGATGAGATCTCCCGAGTCGCCCCCGCCTGGCACCTCCATCATGGAGAGGGAGGCAATGGGCGCTGTTCCACGTGACACGTTCACGTCCGTCGCTGGCGCGTAGACGTCGACCGCCCCGGCCTCGCCGATGATGCAGACCTGCTTCTTCTCCGGCCCGTGTGCGAAGAGCTTGTAGCCCAGCTGCCGCGTTGTGGTGTCGAGCCGGGTCCTCGTCAGGCTATCGAAGCCACGGCGCTTGGTGAGCGCGCCCTTTCGCGTGTGGCGCACGTTCTCGGCCGTGAGAAACGAGACGGCCGGATCTACAATCTCGCCCTGCTGCGCCTCGTCGATGAGGCCACCAAGTGGGAACTGGATGAGCGTGGACGGATCGGCCATCAGCCGGCGAGCTCCACGAGAAGGGACACGACCCCCTCGGTCCCGCTCACGATGCAAAGCGTGTCTTCGTCCGTGTCCGCATGCTCGGCGACGGTGACCGCATCTCCCGGCGTCGTCGGTCGCCAGCGGACCACCGACCAATTCACAAGGCCGCCTAGCCCATGCTCGAGCCGCGTCACATCCGTGGTCGTCGAGGTCACGGCAAGATCGCGAAAGAAGAGGCGGGCCGGGCCCCATCCGCGCTCGAGCACGGCAATGCGCCGCGCCAGATCTTGCACCATGCGCGCGAGCTTCTCGGCGTTCTCCACATCCTGCGCGGTGATGACCGCGTCAGGCGCACGCTTTCCATCGAGCTGGATTACCGTGCCATCACTGCGGACATAGGCCGCGCTCATCGCCCACCATATCGAGCGCTAGCACCCCAGCGACTGCGAGCGGTAACGTCCACGATGCGCGCAGGACTGTTTTGATCGCGAGCGCCGATGATGCCTTCGCACTCGGCCCATAGAGTTGCCAGATCGTTGGTGAGCCGGTCGTGGAGCTCCCAATTACGGTCCTTCTTCGCAATCTCCTTCGCGGCATACCAGACGACGTAGTCGTCCAGTCGCGCGATGGTGTCGTAGCTCTGCCCAGTGGTGAGCGTAATGGCGTTTGGGCTGTACCAGAGCGTGAGGGTGTAGACGCCTTGCGGTACCGGCAGGAGCGAAAGGTTTTCCCCTTGCTCGCGGTAATACATCGGCTCACCAGTCCAGCCGGCGTTGTCGTCGACAAGGTGCGGGCGCTCGTTCATCTCATACTTAGTGAGCCAGCGCTGCACGCTGTTGAACGGACCGCCGAGGCTGATTAGGTGCATGAAGTCGGCCGGGAGCGCATAGATCTCCAGGCCGATGGTCGTCGTGATCGTCGTGGAATTGAGGAATCGCTGTCCCGCGTCGAGCAGCTTCAGCTTTCGATCGAGAGCAGCGATCCCCCTATTCACGTAGTCGAAGCAGTCAACGTCCGGATGGCGCGCGAGGGCCGCTGTCCCCTGCGTGTCGGTGACACGCCGGAGAGCATCGACCATCTCATCAATCGTCCGATTGAGCGCCATCCGTTACGCCTCCTCTTCGGCTTCTTCCTCCGGCCCGTACGAGTCGATGCAGGCGCGAATGGCGGCTCGAACGGCGCTCACGAACCCTTCGCGATCGCCATCCTTCGCCGCATCGAACGCCTCGCCGAGCGCCGCGTCTTCGGGCGACGCCGAGGGCATGGCCTTCGCCTTGCCCTTGGCATCGTCCATCTTCATGGCCGCGAGTCCTTTCACGGCGTCACCATCAGATCGTCGCGTCGTTGAAGGGATCGTTAGTGACGACGACCGCGATCATCAGCTTGGAGCCGCTGTCGATGTCGGTCGCCGTGCCCGCTTCGGTGCGCGTCTCAAGGACGAGCGTACCCGCCGTCGCCACCGAATCCGTCGCCACTACCGGGAAGTAGACGGCGCCGGAGGCGTCGACGAGGGTGCAGCGCACTTCGACGAGCGTGCGGTACCAGCGCGGGAGGGTGATCAGATAGGTGCCGTTCGTGCTTCGTGTGAACGACGTGATCTCCCTCGTCTGAACGGAGGAAACTGCCCCTGAACCGAACGTGACCTTCATGTAGAAGGTCTTCAGCTCGGTCCAGTTGGACTCTCCACCATCACCGCTGAGCATGGGCTGCCCCATGGCTCAAACCTCCTCGAGATCGAACGAGAAGATCGAGAGCGTGGGGAGAGCGACGCCCGTGGCGCTGCCCTTGACGATCTCATAGGTGAGGACGCTTCCCGCCGCGATGACATGCGTGTCGCTCGTCGTGTTGATCGAGAAGTCCTTCGCGATCCACTGCGTCACCGCACCCTGCGCCCCGCCATGGGTGTTGTAAGACGCGACGAGAAGCTGGTTCGCACCAGCCGAGTCGCGCTTGTACACCTTGAGGGTGAGGTAATCGGTATTGCTCGTCGCCACGTTGGAGGGCACGTGGAGGTCGGCCGCCACGAGCTTGCTCTTTCGGTTGACGACGAACATTGCCGACTCGGCAACGTTGGTTGCCGCGTTCTCGCTGCCCGTCTTCATGAAGTCGCGAGCGCGCGTGTGCGCGTAGCCGACTTCCGTAATCGGGGCAGCCGCTCCGGTCGACGCAATGTGACCGGACTGGGCCTGCTTCAGATATTCACGATCCGTAGTCATGGCCTAGCCTCCTCAGCTCAGACGCACGCGGCTGTTCCAGCCGGGCGCCTCGCAGTAAAGGTCGAAGTCACCGACGCAACGGAACTCGACCGCGTCAGCCGCGTCTTCGAGCATCCCCTGGCCGTCCGGGTTTGCACCGTTCATCCAGTGGACGAGTTCGCCCATGGAGCCGAGCACCCAGGTATCCTTGGTGAGCATCCGGCCGATGCCCGCAGGCGCGTCCGGATCTGCGAGGCAATCGATCGGACCCGCGGGGCCCATGATCTGGATTGCGTCGTACTTGATACCGAAGTTGAACTTGCCGATGCCCTGAGCGGGCACCTGCGAGTACCTCAGCATGCCAGCCGACTGGAGCTCGTTGGCGAGGTTCTCGTAGTCGACCGTCGAGATGATATAGAGATCGGGCGTTCCGCCGTTCTCATGCACCAAGCGCGCGGCGCGGAGCGCAGCCCTGCGGGGGCTGAGCGTGCGCGCATCGAGCGGGATGCCTGCGAGACGGAGCGGATCTGCGTTCCGGTCGACGCCGAGGAGCGTGCCCGGGAGCGAAGACGTGGACCACGAGGGGTTCCACGCATCGAAGCCCGTGATCGCTTGCCCGAAGCCGCCGCGACGGAAGAGATAGTCGCTGGTCGCTACGGCGGGGATGCCCGTGGACCAGTTGCCGGTGGCGATGACCTTCGGCGTGGTCTCGTCACGCGAAACGCTGGACACGGTGACGTAGCCCGAGTTGACCGAGCCGCTCGTGCCGTCCGTGGTCGCGGACTGCACCAGCATGTTCGGCTCGAACGCGCGGGTGTCGCCGTAGAGCGTCAGCGTAACGTCCGTGGTCGAGACAACGGAGATGCGACCGAGCGCACCGCCGCTGTTGCCGTGGACGGTGCGAGAGAGTTCTCGCATCCACGTGTGAAGCAGGTTCTTAGACTCCCGCTTCATCGGGTCGACTACGATCGACTTGTCGCTCTCCGCCCTGCGCATGAGCAGGCCTTCGAGCGAGAAGGCGCCGTAGAGCGACTTCTGCGTGATGGCGAACTCCTTCGACTTGCTCGCGCTCTTCGCTTCCTTTGCGTCCGGAAACGAGTAGCCGATGCCCTGAGGCGAGGAGTAGCCGACGCCAATCTTGCGAGAGACCTCGCGAAACTCGGTGTCTTTACGAAAGACGCCGATGGTCGGGCTTGTCTTGAGGAGAATTTCGTAGATGGACTTTTGCGGCCACAGGGTCCTAAGGAGCCCGTAGTCGCTCGAACGTGCCGGAACGCCCATGATGGGCCTTTCCGACTCACTTCGTGCGCGACCGGATTAGCCGGCGGCAGCGAGGCGAGTCTTTAGCTTCCGCGCGCGCGTCTCGAGATCTTCGGAGACGTCTTCGTCGTCCCCTTCGACCGTCGTTGCGCGCTCGGCAGCCAGACGGTTGCCAACGTTTGCCTTTGCTGCGGCGGGTTCCTTGGTGCGCTTTTTTTCGCTGGCGGGCGCCGGAGTTGTGTCCGGGCCATAAAGCTCTCGAAGCTGTGAGAGCTGCTCTTCCAGAAAGTCGGTGACGTCCTGCGCCGTGAAACCGTCGGGCATGTGCTCTGCCGCCTGGTCCGCGAGGACGTAGAAGTCTTTGGGGTGTTTCTCGAGCAGCCGTGCCGTAAGCGGTGCGTCCGCTGCGACCTTCTGCACATGGGTACCGAGCGCCGCCCGCGCTTGCTCGACCGCTGCCGCGTGCCTCTGCTGCTGCTCGCGAGCGAGCATGTTCTGCTCGAGCGACTTGATATGCTCGCTCATCTGGGCGAGCCGCTCCTCGTACGGAGTGAGCGCGTGCTTTGCCGCGTGCTCTGCGACGTGCTGCGGGTCCTGAGCCTTGGTCAGGTAGTCGGCGAGCTTTTGCGGCGTGAGGCCAATCTTCTGCGCCACGTCGAAGAAGGACTTCTCGTCGGTGACGGTGTGTGCAGGCGGTGCGGCCGGAGCCGGCGGCGCTGCCTTCGGCGTCTTCTGAGCTCGGGTAGCGGCGACCTTCGCGCGCTCCTCTTCGACCGTCTTGGTGATGCTCGCGAGCCGTTCGCGGCGTTCGGTCGCGATCTGCTCGGGGGTTTTCGCCTCCGCCGGCGGCTCTTCGGCCTTCGGCTTGTCGGCAGTCTTGGCGGCCTTGGCGGCCTTCGGCTCGGGCTTGGCTTCGGTCTTCGCCTCCGTCTTCTCGGCCTCGGCTTCGGTCGCCGCGTCCCGCGCGGCGCTCTTCTGCTCGGCTTTGATGGAGGCAATTAGGCCTTCGGCGCGGACGTCGAGATTGGCTGCGTCGTCGCCGGTCTCCGCCGGTGCTGCGGCGGGCGTCGTTGTCGTTTGCTGTTCGGTCACGTGGTCATCGCTGGTTCCTTTGCTGGGTTGTCATGCGGCCATCCCCGGAGGCAGCTGCCCGGGCGGAATGGCGTTTGGCATTGGCCCGACTTCGGCGGGCATTGGGGCACCCGCGCCAGGGGGCGGAGGTGCCGGTGGCGGCGCCCCCATGCCCGGGGGGGCTGGGCCTGGAGGCGCCGCACCAGCAGCAAGATCCGCATCCGTCGGTGCAGGAGCCGGCGGATTGAGCAGATCGTTACACTCAAGGATGAAGCGGCGAAGGAGCGACTTGTTGAACTCCGGCATGCCGTCGACGTCGCCCTTGTTGAGCATCTGCTGCGCGCGGCGCGCGGACCATTGCAGGTCCTGGTACGGCGACGGCGGGAGGTAGCTTGCGTCCTCTCCGTCGTCCTCTTCGGCCTCGGTCATCTTCTCCAGGCGCTCGTCGACGGCGATCTTGTCCGCCGTCTCCATGTCCATCTCGGCCGCGAGATCGGGCGCATCGAGCTGGCGGAGGAACGTCGCGCGGTCGATAAGCTGCGAGTTGAACAGCGACTCCAGCTTCTCCAGGCGCGCGCCGAGCTGCTGAGGGAGCAGCGACGTGGAGAACACGCGGAGCTCGAAGCCGTCGATCTCGACGTCCTTCCACTCGAGATCGAGCAGCCCGCCCTTCATGGGGACGCTCACGGCGTATTCGCCTTCGCGCTCGGCGATGCGCTTGACGCACTCGATAAGGTGGCGCGCGACTTCCAGGCACCATGACTCATAGGCGCGGCCGAAGATCATGAAGCGCTCGGTCTCGATGTCGTCGAGCGTCTGAATCGCCACCGCGGCCGTTACGCCGGCAGGGCGCTCGCTCTGCGCGCTCATCTGCGAGATGCCCACGTCGTTCAGGGCATCGACCGGCAGATCACGGAGCCGCCCATACGTCGACGGATGCACCGGATTCGGCTGATAGACCTGGGGCGGAGCGCCGGGCTTGTGCCTCACGACGACGCCGAGGCCGTTCTGGAGATGCGTCTCGACGATGTCGGAGCCTTGAGGGACGAGCACCCACGCGCCCCCGAGCAGGTGATGCGAGTCGCTCACCTTCTGGGCCATCGTGTTGATCTCGTATTGGTAGCCCTCGATCTGTTCGACGAGCCCCTGGCCGTGCACGCCCGTCAGTGGGTCGTTGTAGAAAAGGATCGCGTACGGGAATCGGTCCTCTTCCCACTCCTCATCGAGCAATGTCCCCGCGCTCGTGGCGACGATGTGCCGGCCCTTGCCGCCCTTCTTATTCGGCAAGCGATAGGCCTCCACGAACTCGACGCGATCGACCGTGCGCTGCCACGCTTCCGCCGCGTCAGGCGTGAGCGACGAGATGCCCGATGCATCCTCGATGGCGTCCAGGATCCTGCGGCTCCAGCCTCCGCCCTCGGTGCGCGCAAAGCGCTCCTTCAGGACTTCGCGATCGGCCGTCCGGAAGTGGTAGACGACACGCGGATCTCCGTAGCGTGCATCCCACTCGTCAAAGAACAGCTCCCACGGGAGCACGCGCTCGGTAATGATCTCTTCGCCATCGTCGTAGATGGCGAGAACGCCGCGCCCGAACACGCACGCATCGCGGACGATGAGCTTGGCCTTCTGCTCGAACAGGCGCTGGTTGTAAAACTCGCCCTCGATGAACTGCGTCATCTTCTTGGCGCGCTTCTGCTGCGACCAATTCGCGCGCTGCGTGAGCACCTGCGGAAGCGGCCGATGCTTCGCAATCTTCGCGACGAGCGTGTCCGTCGCTGAGCGCGCGATGTTGTACGGCAGCGTGCACGGGCCGTAGGTGTAGTCGCGCGACGGAAGGCCCTTCACTCCAACGGAGGCGATGCCGCCGGCGTAGAGACCAGCGTGATACTCGTCAGCATCGACGCGCCACTGCGCTGCGTCTCGCACGGTGCGAAACACGCGCACGAGGCATTCGCCAGCGTCGCCCTTCGGCTCGTCCCACCATTTCGCGCTATCTATCTTCGCCAAGGCGAGGGACCAGCGCGCCGGCGGCACCTAGCGCAATGCGACGCACCTGGGCGCGACGCTTTCGCTCGATGTCTTCCGGCTCTTGCAGCTGCTGGGTCTCGCGTTGTTCCGCCTGAAGCGGCTCGGCTCCGAGCTCGATGTCACCCCACTTCGTGACGCCAAGACGACGCATCAGATTGACGCGCGCCTCAAGGTCCTGGAGGTCATCTTCACTCCCCACCGTGTTCCAATGGGTTAGCACCACGTCCAGTATCTTGGCAAGGCGTGGTCCCCGTCTCAATGCCGTGCGCCTCTGCGAAGTTGCCACGGTAGGCGCAGGATCCAATGTGCCGAAACGTAGCGTCGACCATGCAGCGCACGACGTAGCCGGCCTCCTGTGCGCGATGGCAGAACAGATAATCCTCGCTCAGGTAGCGGCCCTTGACGATGCCGCCATCGAAGAGTGCCCACTGCGGAAAGCCGCGATCGTGCGGGTTGTCGCTCGCGTAGGCGATCTCCGGATGCCTGCGAATGAGATCGACGATGACGTGGCGTGCGATGAGCAGAAAGCCCGTGGGCACGTCCATCACCTCGACCGTTCCGCGCTGCACCTCGATCTCCTGGTCCGGCCAGAACGACGCCACGACGCGCCCCGTCTGGTCCTTGAACGGGTAGGCGCCGCCGATGATGGGGCAGCCCGTCTCGAGCATGCGCCGCGCGAGCGTCGGATCTTCGGGTACGACGTCCGCATCCCAGAACAGC